AGAAAAATCCTAAAGAGAATGACGATTTAGTTCTGGAAGCTATTGAGGAATATATTAAATTACAGTATGACCCATTGATAGATCAGTATAATGCTATGTGTGAGAAGGCTTATGAAATAGCGAATGTATTTCGTGGTATGACTCCTACAAAAGATAATATTGAAGACTTGAACGGATTGATGAAAAAGATGCAAGAAGCTGCAACATCAAGAGATAAGATTAAAGAGCTTATCTTAAAGGATATGGAATCTGAAACAAAAATATCTGGTACTGGTTCTGAAGATTTTAGTATATTTGAACAAGACCAAAGGATGAAAGGTAAATGATAAATGCTGAAAAATACTCTCCTGTTATTTATGATAAATATTTAAAAGATTATCATAAGTTAAAAAAGGGTTCTACTGAATATTATCAGTTCTGGAAGGAACAAAAGGATAGATGCATTAATGGATACAAACCAAATGGAGGTCAATGGATGCCAGGCAACTATTATTTCTACTTAAATTTTTCTAAAATACATGGGCTTGAAGTTGGTGCTAGGCGTAAATCTATGATACCTCCAAGGTATCGGGACCAGGATCATGAATATTATATGGAAGTACATTGGGCTAAGCATGGAAACGGTGCTGATGTTAAAGGAGGTTATGGTATTATTGTTTTAAAGGCTAGGCGTAAGGGTTTTTCTTTTATGAATAGTTCTATACTTTTACATGAGTGGACTTGTTTTTCGCATAGTGAGAATGGATTGGGAGCTCAACGAGAAGATTACGTACAAGATTTTAGAAAGAAACTTTTATTAAGTTACAATGAATTGCCTTTTGAATTTAGAAATAAAATACTTCATAATAACGAAGAAATTTTAATGTCTGGATATAAGGAGAAGGAGGATGGCGTGTGGATAGAGAAAGGAATGAAATCTATGATACATTTCAGGGTAATGGAGAAGCCTAATGCTTTCAGGGGTACATCATTAAATTACATGGTATATGAGGAAGCTGGAGAGTTTTTAAAATTAAAAAGGTCTTATGAATCTTCAGAGGATTGTTTTAAAGAGGGAGATATTTATTTTGGAACTCCAATTATTGGTGGTACCTCAAATAGTATGGAAGTAGAGAGTGATGATTATATGCAGATGTTTTATGAAGCCGAAAGATATAATCTTAAACCTGTATTTATAAAGGCATCAAAAGTATTTGGTAGCTTCTTTGATATGAGCACAGGAAAGAGTGATGTCGATGGTGCTGATAAATACATTGAAAAAGAAGCTGCAAGAAGAAAAGCTACAGGAGACTTACAGTCTTATTATTCTTATCGTCAAGAAAATCCATTGAAGCCTGAACATGCTTTTTATAAATCTGGAAAAACTCCTTTTGATTTAGAAAAAATTAATAATCAGATAGTAAATATTACTACAAACAAAGCTTTTAATAGAGTTCAGAGAGGAAGATTAGAATGGGGTAAGGATAAAGATGGCAAAGAGATATTTGGAAGTAAACCTATTTTTGTTACTGAATTTGAAGATAAGCAAAATGGTATAACTATTATTTTAAATTCTTCTGATGATGAAGCATATCCTTTTGAGATAGTAGAGCAACCATTGGATGGGATGCTTAATGCTCATTTGTCTGCGGTGGATCCATATCATGTTGACGATGATTTAGAAGATGCTAAGAAAAAAATATCTGATCAATCTGATAGGTCCAAAGGATGTATGTGTGTATATCGTAGATTTGTAAATACAAATATTGTTGGAGAGCTTCCTGTTGCTTTTTATACTGACAGACCTTATTCTAAAGAAAAGTTTTATGAGAATTGTTTGAAGTTGGCTATACTTTATGATTCACAAATATTGGTTGAATATAATGATGATGGTTTCTTAAAATATTTTATTGCTCATAAAATGACAAGGTATTTAAAAGAAAGACCTCGATCAGCTGATAGCCCTTGGAGTCAAGTAACAAATAGATATGGTATTCATATGAAAACTTATCAAAAGAAGTTGCTTACTGAACTAGTGGATGAATATGTTAAAAAACATTGGGAAGATATTTATTTCTTAAATTTGTTAAATGAACTATCTGTTTATGGTAGGAAAAATACGGATATGGTAATGGCTTTTGGAATGGCATTAATACATGATATGGATGCTACAAAAACTATTATTGATAAATCTGAAGAAGATAAAGAAGATAAAATGCAAGGACTACCAACATTTAAAATGGGAGATAATGGAATTATAGAAGTGAATATTTATGGTAGAAAAGATAATTATGATAATTCAAAAAAAGGTATTACTTTTGACTACGATTTAGATTGATAAAAAATATGAATTTTCCAAAGCAGAATATATCCGAAAAAGATAAGAATGAAGAATGGCACTTAAAATGTGTCAACGCTATTTTATCTCATGGAAGAAATAACGAGAAATTCAAAGCAATTAGAATTAAAGATCATGAGAATTTTTTAATTGCTGCAGGAGAGTTTGATGTAAAACAATTTAAGTATGTAACAGATACTTATGGAACAACTGCTCCAGCAAGATTAGTAAATTATCCTATTATTATGCCTAAGCTTGATTTATTAACTGGAGAGTTAATTAGTCAAGAATTAATGTTTACAGTAAATGTTATTAATCGTAATGCTGTAAGAAAGAAAAATGAAGAGAAGATAACAATGGCCGCAGAGGTTTTGTTAAGACCTATTCGTAGAGAGATTGAGAAAGCAATAGGTATGCCTATACCTGATGAAAATGTAGGGCAAGAAGTCCCTCCAGATATTGAGAGGTTCAAAAAACTTAAATTTAGAAATGCTATTGAAGAACAAGCTAATGTTGGCTTGAAATATTGTATTCAAAAATATGGATTAAAAAATATTTTTAAACAAGGCTTTGTTGATTTATCTATTACTGGGAAAGAGTTTTTTGAAACATATATTAAAAATGGAGACCCTTATGTTGAGCGAATAGACCCTAGAATGATTATTTATGATTTAGATACTGATAAGGAAAACTTAAAGGATTCTAAATTTGTAGGAGTTGATAATTGGTACACTATTAATGAAATAATTGATAGGTACGGAATGGAAATGACAAAAGAGCAGGTTGATGAAATAGAGAGTTTACAGGGTAAGGAATTGGGTGATGTTTATAGAGATATTAGTGTTTTGGATAGCTATTCTGTTGATGATGGAGAATTAAAGATTAGAGTAACAAGATGTCAGTGGAGAAGTATTAAAATGCTTAAATATAAAAAATCTGAAAATCTTTATGACCCTGACACTCCTTATTACAAAAAATTAAAACCTGATTACAAACCAAAAAAAGGAGAAAATATTATTGAAAGACCTATTACAGAAATTCGTCAATCAACAAAAATAGGACACAAGATATTGCTTAGCTGGGGAGCTAAATCAAATCAAATAAGATATGAGGAGAACTATTCTGAAACAACTATGGACTTTCATGGTATTGTTAAGGGTAGTTTAAACGGACAAACACTATCTGTTGTAGATTCATTAAAGAATGTACAATTACTTTATAATATTGTAATGTATCATATAGAATTATCTATGGCACGCTCAGGGGGTAAAGCTGTTGTATATGATGTATCTCAAAAACCTAAGAATATTCCATTAGAAGATGTTTTTTATCATGCTAAAAATACTGGTCTTATATTAATTAATAATAAGGCTGAGGGAATGCAGACAAATGGGTTCAATCAATTCCAACAAGTAGATTTTACATTAAGTCAATCTGTATCACAGATGATTAATTTAAAAATGATGTTGGAAGATACTGCTGATAAACTAACTGGTATTACTGCTGCAAGAAGTGGTATTGAAAAGTCAGGAGCGTTAGTAGGAGTAACAGAAAGAAATGTAATGCAATCTTCTTTAATTACTGCTCCATTGTTTGATCTGCATTATCAAATAGTAGGTGATGTGTTAAATTCATTAGCTGGACTTATGCGTATGGCGTGGGCTAATGAAGGACGTATGGCTAATATTTTTGGTGATACAGGAATGCAAACATTCAAAATTGACAAGTCAATAGCTTTATCAGAGTATGGTGTATTTATTGAGAATAGTGGTAGAGAGCAGAAACGTAAGCAAGATATGATGACATTGTTAGAAAGATTTTCGTCTACTGGAAATGTTGATCCTTTGTCTATTATTAAAGCACTTAATGCTGATAATTCTTCTGAAGTTGAAAGTATTTTAACTGATGGACTTGAAGCTATATCACAACAACAAGCACAATTAGAAGAACGTAAGGTTGCTGCTCAGGAACAAGCGAATGAAATAGGAGCGAAACAAATTGAAGTTCCTTTAGAGGTTGCTAAGATAAATGCTGAGGCAAGTGTAACTGTTGCTAAAATTAAAGAGGGCTCTAATAGTGAAAGGTTAGGCTCTGAATTAGAGCATAAAGAGAATATGCAATTAGAGGAGAGAAATAAGGAGCTTGATAAAATCATGCTTCAGGAAGAGAATAAAAATACTGAAAATTAATTATTATGTTAAATACAAAAAATAGCTGTGGAAAAAAACGTGGATGTTCTGTTACTATTATATTGCCTCATGATAGCAGGGTTGGGGATGTTTCTTCAAGAATGTTATCAAAGCAAAATGATACTAAGGAGGTATTATCTTTATCTAAACTATCATTGGATAAAGAATTGGAGAAGGCAGCATAGGAGAAGAAGATGGATATTGAAGCCTTTAGGTTTATGTGTTTATTGTCAGACAACCTGGTTGGTAATATTTACATATCCATTATTGTTTGAAGAAATAAATTTATGGTATTTATTAAGTGTTGGAGGAAGTTATATTTCAGTAAAGATGTTTGAAAAAATAATAAATTAAAAAAAATAGTATATTTGTAATTAATTATTTAACAAAAATATAGGAAAAGTTATGGAAAAAGATAATGAAAAAGAAATTGAACAAGAGGTAAATAATGAAAGTGATAATCAAGAAAGTCAAGAAAAAAATGATGATTTTGATTCTGCTAAATTTACCGAGACTTCAACTGACAATAAAGAAAAAACAGATGAAGAAAAAACTGATAAGGATGAAGATGGTGATGATGTTTGGTCTTTTGACAAAGATGATGAAGACGAGGATGAAGGTGCTGATGAAAAAGATAAAGATAATAGTGAAAAGGTTAAGGCAGATGATCA